AAATATTTAAAAAATCCAAATATAAACAAAGAGCAGAAGCAAGAAGTTAAAACGCAAATTTCGACACTAAAAAAAGATAGAGCCGCTTCTGTTAACACAATTGAAGTCCGTCAAGAACAAGACAGAATAACACAAATAACCGAATTACGTGCACAATTTCACGTGGTAAAGGAGAAAGAAGTTGAAAAAGAAATCAATCTGATCAATAAAAAATACACGGATTTAAAAGCCAAAGCCAAAGGCAATGCGAAGGCTATCGCATTGCTTGAAGGGTATCAAGCTACCGATTTGGCGAATGTAAAAATTCGCGAAGAACAACGCTTTCAGCACGAGAAAAAAGAACTACAAGCTTCTGGATTGACGAGCATGTTGTCAAAAGAAGAGCAAGAAATGACTCAGATCAAACAGAAATATGATGCTAAAATTGAAGCCCTCAAAGAAAATTATAGTGAAGAATTGCAGTTAACACATGAATTTCAAGATCAACTAGCGGCCATCATAGCGGCAAAAAACAAGGAAGTAGCTGATAAAAAGAAAGAAGAATCGAAGAAAGTAAACGATTTTTTGATTAATGCCACGCAGGAAGCAGCAAACGCGGTATTTTCCATTGCTTCTACCAACAGACAAGCGGAAACGCAAGAGCATATCGGCGAAATAAATAGGCAACGAGAGGCCGAATTAGCGAATAAAGATTTAACCGAAGAACAGAAGAAGGTAATCAACGCCAAATACGACAAACAAATAGCCTCCGAAAAACTACGTGCATGGCAGGCTGATAAACACGCAAGCTTAGGGCAAGCAATTATAAATGGTGCTTTAGCCATCACGAAGTATTTGTCAATGGCGCAACCTTGGATGGCAGCGATAGCAGCAGTAACGACAACTGCACAAATAGCGGTAATAGATTCACAAAAGCCACCCAAATTTGCCAAAGGTGGGCAGCTTCCACAAGGCCCCACACATGCGAATGGCGGTATTTCCTTGATGGCGCCTAACGGACAAAAAGTAGGCGAGATAGAAGGCGGTGAGCCTATTTTAAGCAGAGAAACGTACACAAACAACCGCCAACTGATCGATGCTTTGTTATACAGCTCGCAACGACTCAATGGCGCAGCCATAGGCATCAATACCCGTGAAGCCATCAAAGCCGATCGCATGTTTAGAAATGGGGGAATCGCTCCTACTACCGTCAACAATAACACGCATCAGGTAACTAATCAGGCCACTGATTTGTCCATTTTGGTTCACGAAATACGTGATTTAAAAGCTGTTGTCAAAGAAGAAAAAGCCCGCCCAGTGGAGTTTAATTATCGGGTGCTTGAGGCCTTTGGCGATAAGATTGATAGGATACGGGCGGGGGTGGATGCGTAGTAAAACACATTATATATACATGCAAAATTACATTATTTTATAATGTATATATAATGTTTTATTACATTAAAAAATAATTTATAAATAATATTTTTTTATTTGTAAAAATAATACATATTTGAATGTTATTTAAATATGTATTTATATGATTTATGTTTTTGGTGGAATTAAGGGAGGGGTTGGAAAAACAACTATAAGCCTTAATTTTTTGAATTACCTAACTAGAGAAAAACAGAGCGATGTTTTACTAGTAGATGCCGACGATCAAGAGACTGCAACAGACTATACCGCTTGGCGCGATGCTACCCTTCAAGGCAACATAGGTTACACAGCAATAAGGTTAGCTGGAGATTCGATTCGAACACAAATTCCTAGTCTTAGTAAAAAATACGACCATATAATTATTGATACTGGTGGTCGTGATACAAAAAGTCAACGCGCTGCTTTAGTAGTCGCGGATGTTTTTGTGGTGCCTTTTTATCCGCGAAGTTTTGATTTTTGGACAATTACAAAAGTTAAGCACCTAGTAGATGAAATAAGAACGATTAATCCGAATTTAAAAGTTTTTTCTTTTTTGAATAGAGCTGACTTAACAAGTGCTGATAATCGTGATACTGCAGACGCTTTAAAAGAGTCTGCAGATATGATTTTTATTGATAAGCCAGTCATTAATCGTAAATGCTTTTCGAATGCGTCAGGTCGAGGCTTATCCGTTTTTGAAATAACCCCAAAAGATGAAAAGGCTATATCTGAATTAAACGCTCTTTTTTCTGAACTGGTTTAAATTATCTAATATGTCGAAAATTCAATTGCCACCCCAAAGAAATAATGGGGATATAAAAGAAAAATCAATTAGCGAAAAGAAGATAATTGATGTGATAAATAAGGGAGGTAGTTCTATACAAGAACCCGACAATCCATCACCAGATGTATTGAAGGTTTTTACTATTAAAATCCCAAAAAGTGACCTAGAAATAATATCTATTCTTTGTAAAAAAAGGCCTCAACGAATTGGAAGAAAGATATCATTTGCTAAACAAGACTGGTTTTTAGACGCTGTGAAAGAGAAAATAGAGAGAGAACGGAAGAAATTTGACATTTAAATAAAATGTCAAAAACATATTTTTTATATTATAAAATAATGTAATTTATATTTTTTTTGGATAGTAAATTGATATTATTAAAATGTGTTTTAAGTCAGTGAATAAGCAGGTATTCACTAAAAGGCTATTATAGCCTAAAACTGCTGTCTAAATCTGACAAAAACCGAACTATTTATTTCTCTTCTTTCATTTCGTTCTCGTATATGCAATTTGTCCTATTTATATTACCTGAACCCAAGTACTAGGGTACTAATTTTAATAAAATAGGGGATAGGGATCAACTTGTCTCGTTAAAAAGATTAAAGAAGATGGATTTGATGCGTTTAGTTCTAGTTTTTAATCTAACTGGGACAAATTGCATAACAACCTAATTTGTGTCAATTATTTATTATATTTAAATAACTGATTATTAGCTTATTATGTCAATTTCCAGACAAAAACCGAACCAATTATTGCATTATCCATATTTCAGACGAGTAAATCCTGACAAAAACCGAACTAAAAAAATTCGTCGCAACAAAATCTTTTTTTAAGAGGATGATTCTTTTTAAAAAAGCCCATTTAAAACCTATTTTACTATTCAACCCTAAATACTTTTTATCTTTGATTATATTTGTTATAATCAATTGATATTTGTACTTGTGCATTATGCATTATAAATCAATGCTTTATAGAGGTTTTATCTGACAAAAACCGAACTAATTCCCGACAAAAACCGAACTAAGTTCTGACAAAAACCGAACTAATTCCCGACAAAAACCGAACTAAGTTCTCGCGTTCCTGACAAAAACCGAACTATTTATTGCCAAATTCATTTAGCAGGGCTGCTAAGGCAAAATGTCTAGGGCTTTTCACTTTATCGTCGGTTAACCCCTTCTTGTAGATCTGCTCTTCAATAAATAGAATTTTATGGATGATATCGCGCTGATTGATCTCTTTGTTATGAAGAACATGATTAATATCTTCAATATCCTTAGGTTGAAACTTAAAGTTAGTCCGAAGCATATTTCTTATATAATTCGCCCTTTCATCCATTTCTTTAAAAAGCTCTGGGGTTATCACTTTAAAGCATAGCATCACAGGTTTATTTCTTTTTTTCTCAACGAAACTTTTTACTGTACAATCAAACCAGCAATCACCTATTTCTTTTAACTCATTCATCACTGGGATTAAAACCCTTCTTTTAAAATCTGAGTATTCACTATACATGGAAGTAAGGCATAAATCCGCCCTGAGTTCATCTAATGATATTTTAAACTCTCCTTTCTTTTTCCAAGAACAGAGAAGCTTATAGATTGTAGGCGTGAACTTACAGGTGGCGTTTTGTGACACTTCATATGCATGTCTCGTATAATTCTTCGGCGTACCATCAGCGTCCCTGTCTATTTTTATCAGAATATCAGCCACCCTTTTTTCTATTTCAATAACCATTACAGAACTTCTTTTAGAGCTAATTTCTAGATCAGCTCTAATTAGCCCCGTGATTCGCTCCATATCTTTCCCTTCTTTCGAGATGTATGGAACAGCAACGACAATAGAAGCCAGTCGCTTAATATTTTCACGAATTTCTTGATACTGCCTCGGCTTGCCAATATCGCTCATGGGTATAGCCAGTTTAATCAAGTCTGGATTTGAAAATATTTCTAATTGATTATAGAGGTGCCCTTTCATTGCCAAATGAATAGGCTCCTGTAAGTAATACATGATTGCTGTCAGTATTTTATGCTGGATCAACGTATAACCACCTACATCGGCACCGAATCGGCTTTTGGTAACACGATTTGGCTGCACAATGTAATTTCGAATTTGTGGCAATACGATTCTTTTGGGTTTCTTAGGTAGTTTTTCCATGACTAAATTTTATTTACGCCAATTTTTGCACCTTCATACCTCAAGTATTTATACAACGTGGTGCTACTGCCAATACTTAGTGCTTTTAAAATGTCACTCACAGATTGGCCAGAATCGTATAGAACTTTTGCGGTTTTTGCGGTTTGCTTCGCTTTATCAGATAGCCCGAATTTCCTCCCTCCTTTACGCCCTCTAGCACGCGCAGAAGCAAGACCAGCGATAGTCCTTTCCCGAATAATCTCCCGTTCATTTTCTGCAAATACGGCACTCAGGGTGTACCATAGCCTACCCATTGGGGTTGTAGTATCAATCCCTTCAGTTATACTTCTAAACTCAATACCTCGCTCCCTTAGTTCAGCCATCAGCCTAACCAATGCCAGTGTCGACCGCCCTAAACGGTCTATACGCCACACGACTACTATATCACCACTTCGAAGCAACGTGAGCATACGATCAAATTCTGGGCGCTCTTTAGAAGTCCCCCCAATCTTTTCTTTAAAAATCTCTTCTACTCCTGATTTTTTCAAACTATCAAGTTGAAGATCTAAATTCTGCTCATTTCGTGAAACACGTACGTAGCCTACTAGCATTTAAACATCATTTATTTTAAAAGTAAACATAGATTAAATAAATGATATAAATGGAATATTCTAGGTGTATTTTTTTGAATCTCGATGACTCGGTTTAAAATCCATTTAAACGGTCGTTTGAATGGAACATAGCAATTGAAAATATTTGGCTAACTTTGTATTCAATGGACTTGACAAAACTATCTGACGCATCAGATCAGCTTGATGAGAAAAACAAGAAAGCGATCCTTGATGTGATCAATCTAAAAGTAGAAGACGATATGAAAGATGTACTAACTAAAATGGATAGCATGTTTGCCAGATTTGAAACCAGATTCGAGCATATGGAAGGTAAATTTGCCCAAATAGATAGCAAGTTTACACATGTAGAAGATAAAATATCTACCCTCTACTGGGTTGTTGGCCTCTCTACTGCACTAATAGCTATCTTCATAGCACTAAAATAATGTGCCTGAAATTCACCTAAAGAAGTTTAGTTATTTTAAATCATCAACAAAATCCCAAAAATCATATTCATGTATTAATGATATATGATGACCTGTCTTTCTTAATGCAATAGCAGCTTCAACCTTTCTACCATAACAAGCAAAAGCCCAGCACGGATTTTTGTTATCGGCAACTATTAAATAATCAGTGTTTTTGGACAAAATCTCTTTAAATATACCTCCTAAACACTCAATTTCTTTCTTCAATTGGCTCCTAGAAGCTCTTTCAGAAGCTCCAGTGAAACAAAATGTACTTCCATCAAAGCTGATTTGGGGTTCAATTGTACATATTCCTGATATTTTAACATCTTTTATCTCATGTTCAATTTTTTCACTCAATTTAGCATCCGCAAGGTTAACAAATTCATAAAAAAATGCTTTTAACCTTACCCGCTCTTCTTCAGTTATAACTCGATCAGAGGCAGCAGATGACACCAGTGAATATATTTCATCATATGGATAGTATGTATTTAGATGGCTATGTTCTTCTAACCATTTTTCAAATGCAAATACCTCTTCATTCTTCACTATCCCATCAGATAAAATCCCATGACAAATACCTTGTAATATTTGTAAATCAGATGTAATAGTATTGTAATAGATATTATCATCATCATATTTTTGACAAAGCCAAAATAGATCTTCTATAATTTCAACACTACTTAACCCATCTTGTCCAATCGCTTGAATTAAAAGCATAAACTCCCGAAATGGATTTTTGCTAATTAAATCATAATGAATTTTAGTCCAAGCAAACAACTCATTCACCTCGGAAGAATTTATCTCTCTGTCTAAAGAAATACCTGTTAGTATTCCTTTTAATGAATGAATAGCTTTGTCTGCTTCGGAGCGCGCAGTAAATTGCTCGTAATGCTTTTCGTCGTATTGATCTAATCTTAACTGCAATAGGTTTTCTTGTAGCTCCATAGGTGTAGTTTGTGAATCACAATGATAAAAAAAATAATCACCTTTTCACATCTGAGAAACCTACTTCATCTCAAACCCAAATTTTGCAGCCAATGCGGTCACTTGTGATACAAATGGAGCAATTTTGTTCACATCTTCGAGATTATACTTTGCTTTTAAGATGATCAATAGATCATCTGCATGAATCTTCGACCTCGACATTTTTTTTGTTAGCTCACTATTGTCTTCTTCTACCTCCGAAGAACTCAATTTAGGCTTAAAAAGCGAAAATAAATTAAAATCTAAGGCTTCCGATAGCTGCCATAACACCGATATTTTCATATCATCGTTTTTCATATGATGGTATGTATTTTCACGTGTCCAACCTATTTTTTCGGCAACATCATTGGCCGAAAAACCCTTTTGTAAACGGATAAGGCCTATCTCACGACTAATTTTTACATCCATGACTTAATTTTTAATTAATTGATTTATAGGTATATAGTGTAATACTTTATTTAATTTAGTAAGTATTGTTTTATATTTCAAAATATTGATTGTAATATTGTATCACAGTCTCCAATTATTTAGTACGGCTAGATGTCAAAAATTTGATTTTTTATGTACAAATATTAAATAACCTTCAAATATGTAATAAAAGTGCCTTAATATTTGAACATTTTTAACAACAAAAATCGAAATAAAATTTTGAATATTATACAAATACCTATAAAAATGATCAGAATTGCTAACATCAACGAAAAATTACCCGCCGGACTGGCAGACAAAAGTGTAGAGTTTTATATCCATGAAGGAGATATTTTTTGCTTACACGGCGGAAAAACATACCCATTTAGCGATATCCCAACCCATATACTCGACAAAGTAAAAGCGGATATGATGGCAAACAAAAGTGCCTTAAAGGCCATGAATACATGGGGAATTCAAAACGATAGCGACAAACTAAAACAATATATCGCTTGTCGGCATGGGGCTTTTGATCAAACGCCTGACATGACCGAAGACGGCGTAATGCTACCATCTGAATATGTAGACTGTGGCCGACGTGGACAATGCCCCAATGAAGGCAAATTGTGTTCGGCAATCGCCGTTAAAAATGGCTTTCTAAACAAAAAAGAAATCACCGTATTGAAATACATGGGTGCTGGCCTTCTGGATAAAGAAATATATATGGCGATGGGGATATCGGATAACTCGCTTCGGTATTACAAAGACAGAATCCGCCTGAAGACTGGACTGCTTTCAAAAACCTCGTTCGCCGTATTAGCCCATCAACTCAATTTGCTATGATAGACGAAGAATGGGTAAACTTCGCACTCCATGAACTCACCAAATATGAACATGGAATTCAGTTTATCAACCAGATACTCAGTCATTCCGATGACCCTGATATATGTAAAGCGTTGACACATGTTTTGCATAGAAAACAAAGCAAATGCAAAACGATTCAAACACTCCTTTGTGAGGAATATGAAAAATCCGAAAACCATTAAAACACATCTACATGGCTAAAATACAGTTGAAAGGAATTATTAAGGAAGTAAGCCCAATTAATACCATTGGTATTAATAATGCCAAGCATCAGTCAATGTTATTACTTGTGCCCGGATTTGTAGACAGCTACGGCGAAAAACGCGCAAAAGATGAATTTTGGCGCATCAATGTGGTAGGCGATAAAGTTGATCAATTCAACTTATCAGCGATGAATTTAATCGATACCAAAGCGGATGTAGTGGTATACATCAACTCTAGTTTGGCGCGAAAGGATGGGGCCGTTCGTCACTTTTTAAACGCAAATTTAGCAAGTTTAGAACTAAGAAAAAATTAGCTGTATGGACTGGACGAATCTATTCCTGTCAAAAAAAAGCAAGCTAAACAAATATCAATTAGCCTTGCTCATGGAGTATTATACCAACAACCCAGAACTAAGCACCTACGAATTAAGCAAGCTGTTTAATGTGGGCAACAAAACCGCTGATGGCTATATATCCAAACATTTGTTCGGTGTGATACAGGGCGAGCGCGTGCAAATCACGCTACCCTCAAAAATGAATCAGAACTAATTTGCTTTTAAAGATTAAAAAGGGTTTGATTAATTTAAAATTGCTATTATTGCAATCAATTTAATGTAGTTTTTAATTTATTTTTAATACCAATATGCCCACGAACAAGAATATAATGACGGAAGAAGAGCAGTCAGTAGAGCTGCAAAAACAGGAAGTCAGTGACCCTTTATACGATGCCATAAGCGAAGCACTCGCAGAAGACTCTAAAAGGCCGAATAAGCTTTCTGCAAGCGCGATAAACAAGATTGTAGAAGGACGAAAACACGAAACTGAAGACCCCCTATACGATGGGATATCAAAAGCATTGGCAGACTTTCATCTGTCAGAAAACCTGAACCCCGAAGTAATCGGATTTTCGATCAACAAAAATTAACTGAAAAATAAATTTGCAAGCATTAAGGAAATTTGTATGTTTGAACTGTGTAAACAGTTGGAGGAATCCAACGCAAATTTTCTTAATCAAAACATAACGTTCAGGCGATAGGGTGGAAGTCCCTCAAACCTCGATTCTTCGACTGTTTACACGGCGACCTGAACATTCATTTAGAAAATTTACCCGCATGAAAAACACCCTTCGAAGCCATCAAACCAGCGCAAAGAAAACGCATCAATTTAAACTTGATTTAAACGCCAATACAGACAAATACCGCGGTGAAGCTACCTTTAACGTGGCCATTAAAAACGCAAGCGATCCGTTTTTTAGAAAAATATTGAATATGCTTTTTAAGCTTAAGAGTGGCGTGGAGAATGGCCAATTGCAATTAACCGAAAAATAAATTTGCAAGCATTAAGAAAATTTGTATGTTTGAAACGCTATATAGCTGGACAAATCCAGCGAAAATTTTCTTAAAAAATATAAAGCTCAGGCGATGGGATGCAAGTGCCCATATTCCTCGATTTTTCGGCTATATAGCAGCGACCTGAGCACTCATTTTAGGCTATTATATTTTAGAAAATTTATCCGCATGAAAAACACCCTTCGAAGCCATCAAACCAGCGCAAAGAAAACGCATCAATTTAAACTTGATTTAAACGCCAATACGGACAAATACAGCGGTGAAGCTACTTTTAGCGTCGCCATTAAAAACGCGAGCGATCCGTTTTTTAGAAAAATATTGAATATGCTTTTTAAACTTAAGAGTGGCGTGGAGAATGGGAATTAAGCAAAAAAAAAGAGGACGGCAATCCTCTTCTTAAAATTTTCTTCCAAAAGAAACAATCAAATAACCGAACATTAAAATGGACGACTAAAATGATGATCAAAATATTTAAAAACGAATATTTATGACTAAACAAAACTACAAAACGTATATCTATTTTTCTAAAAAAAGTAAAAATAAATACCTGAACAGCAGCTGAACCAATCACCTACCACTTCCTTACAAGAAGCTGAATTTTAAAACATTAACGTATTAAACAACCAAAATGGCCCGTATTAAGGCCCAATGGGTAATTTTTGCCTAAAAATTTCACCGATTAATCAAATTTTAAACATAAAAACACATGGAATATATCACGTCTAAACAGGTACAGTTTTATCACCGGTCAGCCAAATTTGATCGTACCAGAATGAATATTTTCGCTCTACATGACCATATTGGCCTAAACCTATACACCTTATTATGTGACACCATATTTGACACGGAAGGTTATTACACCAACTGGACTGAAAGAGAAATAAAAATATTCGCACTGACGTACAGAACTAGTATAGAATTCGTAAATGAGTTGATAGAAACATGTTTTGTTGAAGACGTATTCAGTCGAGATATGTATGATAGTCATCGAATACTAACCTCAGTAGATGTACAAGAAAATTTTTTAAGGATTGTTAAAGCGCAGAAATGGGCAAACGTCAGAATTGACCCAAAGTTTAATCTTCTAAAAACGACAGAAGAACCAATTCCAGAATTTTCTGAGAATGATCTAGGAATTACCGCGGAAATTTCTCAGAAAATTTCGTATAGTAAAGGTAAAGGTAAAAGTAAAGAAGAAATAGTAAAACAAAGTTTTGGTAAAGAGAGTGAGTGTGCTAACGCACACACGCACACACGCGAGGAAAAAATTCCAGTTTTTGAAAATTCAGTTTTTTCAGAAAAAAAACTAAATGAGCCTGCCGAGGCTCAAAAACAAATGCTAGTCGCCGAAAAAAAGGGAAAAGAAAAAAATTGCGCGCAAAAAGAAAAGATCGAAAAAGTGCAAGTTCGAGAGCGTGTACACCTCAAACAAGCCGAAATAGAGCAGCTGAAGCGCGAATTAGGCGAGGAGGACTACAATTTCGTGGTCGACAAAGTGGATTTGTACAAAGGTGCAAAGGGGAAAAAATACCAAGATGATTTTTGTGCAATCAGGGGTTGGGGATTCGCTGCACTGACCGAGCATAAGGCGAAAACAGCCAACCTAAATGCCCAAAAAGAAAAAAAGAAAGGTGCAAAAGCATGCATAGGCGTTTTTGAACGCTTGGAAAGGAAATATTCAAATTCAACATATGCCTAAAAATTACAGGCTAATCAAAAAACAAATCTATGGAACTCGCTAGAATACACCCACAAGCAGCTAATTTTTTAGCAATACAAGAAACAAAGGAGCTGGAGCTAAAACCATTTTTGCAAGCCCTAAACTCCAAAAAAGTATCAGAAAGCACCGACGAAGAAGTGATTTTAACGCTCGCTAAAGCTGTATTAACAGCAATACATCGCCTGAAAAGAGAAGTTGAAGACGACGAGGAGTATGAGCAATTGGCGAATTCTATTTTACGAGAAGTTCGCGAAGATTTTCACATGCTTACTCTCGATGAAATTCAATTAGCTTGTATTCGAGGTTCTAAAGGGTTATTTGGCGAAGTGTTTGCAATTAGTGCCGTTCAGATTTTGCAATGGCTGGGAGCTTTTAAAGTTGATCAGAATCGCCACAGAGCAAAAAAACAATTAATACTTGCACAAGAAGTAAAAATAGAGCCTCGGGAAGTAACCGACGAAGACTCCAAAAAACTAGCCTTAAATGCATTCAATAGATATAAAAAGACTGGGAAGTATGAGGATTACGGTAATATCATTTACCATTTTCTTGAAAAAAAAGGGTTGATTAATTTTTGCAATCAACGCAAAAATGAGATTAAAGAGGCTGTTTTAAAAATGGAGCTGGCGCGATTATCAGCCCCCTTAAATTTAGATGAAAAAAGAAGATTTGAGCGCGAAAAAAACGATTTGCTAAACAAACCAGAAGACCTAAAAGGCATGTTTAAACGCCATGCGCTGAATGTATTTTTTGCTGATTTATGTACGTTGGGTGCCGAGTTGGAAATACCGCTTGAAGGTTGGGGAACAGCTGTAGCGGTCTAAGGTTTTAGTTTTTCGTACATTTGTATATATCTAATTCAAAAATCATGAAGCTGCTATTAGACATACAAGACGACAAAGTTTCTTTCTTTATGGAACTTCTGAAAAATTTCAAGTACGTAACAGCAAAGCCTTTTGTAGATAAAAATGTTGCTGAAACTGATTTTTGGGAAGAACTGCCCGAAAATGCTCAGAAAGGTATAGAGCGAGCACAAAAACAGGTTAAAAGCGGACAAACAACCCCACACGCCCAGGTAATGAAAAAATATGCCAGATATCTATGAATTTAGATATTCTATGGACATCAGAAGCAATCGAAACATTTGATGCAATTATTTTTCACCTGCAACACCATTGGAGCGAAAGCGTTGCTAAAAAGTTTGTTCAAACAGCAGAAAAAAAGCTTTCAAATATATCCAAGCATCCATATATATTCAAAGCGTCGGCACTAAAGCCATCTGTTCGCAAAGCACCTATTTCAAAAAATTGCTCCCTATTCTATGAGGTTCAATCAAACCAAATTGTCCTATTGTTTTTTTGGGATAACCGACAAGAGCAAGGCCTCTAATTTCGGTATCCCGCATAGTGTGTAAGTTACACTAATATCCTATATTCGCTCCATTTTATAAAACAATGAACATACTTATAGGGCACGGGCTTTACTTACACTGGGTTTCTCTTCTTTTCATCATTTTCGTTTTTATTGTTTCCATCCTGCAAGGATGGAACCTTTTGATCACCCCAAAAGAACAACAACGTACGTGGCAATTTATATTAGTTGTTCTAGTACTATTTCGTGATATTGTTGAGGGACTGTTTCAAACTACCAGCGCAGAAATAGCGATATCAATACCCGTTCAGCGGTTTTTAGGGTATGGCTTCGGTTACCTTGCTGCTGCATTTTTCCCAATTTATTGGTATAAAACGATTGGCCTAAAGCCGCTGAAATGGCATGCTAAATATGGGCCTTTCATACTCTCGATACCAGTAATACTGGTTTACATATTCATTTTCCCGCTAAGTGGCGACTTGCGCTTCTCTCGAAGTTGTGCGTACGTTGTTCCGCTTTGTTATGGCACCTACCTCATCGTTCACATATGGCGCACTATATTTAAAGCATTTTTCGAGACGGCTAACAAACGTGTACTGCAACAAAGGCTGCTGCTGCTATTTACCGTAGTCCCATGGTTATTATCGCCTATCATTGGGCTTAATCATCCACAATGGGTGGAAGATATTGTAATTAATACCATTTTCGTCTTAATAAACTGCTTGTTTCTATGGCAAATAGGTATTAAAACCAAAAAGAGAACCGAGGTTGATAAAAAGTTTCTGAAAGCACGAAATTTTTATTATTCGCTTGATTTTAAGCCCATAAGCACGCCAATACATCCAACGTATATCACCTCAAATAGGAATACATCAGCATTTGAATTTAATTGCGAGCGTCTCGATTTTGATAAATTAGAAATCAAAATCGCGCGACTCATGATCGACAAAATGCCACGAAAAGAGATAGCAGAAATGTTAACTATTTCTAGCAAGAAACTTGAAACAAGTATATCGAGCATATACAAAAAAACTAATATCGGCGACGAGTTTGGAATTAAGCGACAATCAAAATTAATCCAGATTTTAAATAGCCCAATCCATAAAAATGAACTATTATGGGTATTGGGGGCAAATTAAGGGAATTTTAGGGGGGATTTACGGGGACTTTGGGGGAATATATAGGGGTTTTTATTCGGTGTACGTGTTTACCTTGCGACTCAATTTTTAGCAAAAACAAACAATATACTAATGCAAACAAACCGTCTTCAATTACAACAAAAATCTAGTGGCCTTAAACCTATTATATCGTTCCCTGATGTGTTTGATTTTTTAAAATCATGTCAAGAAAAGGGTGTTCTTCCTAATGATATAGGTAACATGCTTCAGTTATATTCCCAAAAAAAAGTAACAGATAGTATGGATAAATGGATGTTCGAAGAGCTTGAGTTCCTGATGCGGTCGATGAGCATTAATTTATAGTAAATAATATAATTTTATATTATTTATTTCAATATTAAAACAATTACCATATATTAGCGTATATCAATAGTATGGATAGTATTCGAATTCCAGTATATAAACATATACGTCGTTATTTACAGGTACAGTATGGAAATTGCATTTACGCTACTGATCGAAATTATGCTAGCGCGATTATCCGCGGTATGCTCAAAAAGTTCGATAAAAAGGACCCAGCCAAAGTCCGACCATCTCAAAAACTAAATTTAGGTGCCACGTTTGACGTGGTGATTGGCCGAGAAGGTATCCAACGATTGGGCGGGTACCTAACCAATGCTGATATTCTAAAATTTTCTCAAGCGATTGACCTCCTTATCCGACAAGAAATGTATCGCTGGTGCCAGCATCCAAATGCAACCGATCACGTGATCGATTTTAATATCCGTCGTTTTATTGATCTATACGGTTTTTCTGAGGATGATCTCCCCTTTGAAAATTTAAAACGCTGGTATTTTCGCGAACGCGAACGCATCAACAAGCGTTTAAATGCGCGTATTGAACAAGACTATAAAATGATGCTTTCTTATGCATCAACAGAAGATGGACTACCAATTACCCGATGTATTCACTCGAGTGATGGTGAACCATCTAAAAACTGGTCAATTCTGAAAGAATTTCAATTACTGATCCCTTTTAATTAAAAAAATGAGTCTAATAAAGGTTTTCGAGGGTGATAATATTGGCAGCATCGCCCATATAGAAATAGCTTATCATACCGATTTTGAGAGTTGGGAGCCCGCCAAATTCAAAACAGGAAAATCATGGCAGAATATTCAAATAACTGGAGAAATGGCCGAATTAAAACGCAAGACAAAAGATGATCCCAATGGCCTTATTTTCACTTACGCTGGCTTTTTTGATATCCACATGATCAGAGATGAAGTAGAGTTAAAATTACTTCCATTCGTTGGAAAATGTGCCGTATTACGCATTACAGACAATAACAAACGAGTCCACATTATTGGTAAACCACAAAATCCCGTTTTGCTAGACGAAGAGTCAACGACAGGGAAGTTTTTTAAAAATAAAAATGGGTATCAGTTTAATTTTTTGGTGAATCAAACGAGCCCCGCAGTATCGGTTTAATTATAACGAAAATCCCAATAATTACTAAAAATTAAAAACCATGGAAACAATCATTCAACTAATTTTCGAAATTAACAAGGTCGAAAAAAGTAAATTACTGCTACTCGAACGAACAACGTTGCTAAAGCCATTGAGATCAAGACTCAATATGGAGGTAGAAAAAATAAAAACCAATCCCTCTTTAGCATTATCTAATGATGAGAAATTAAAAATCAAAGAGGCTTGTAGAAGTATTGCAGATAGATGGTGGCGGGCTCCATATCTAACTTTGCAGATAGATTTAGGGATAGATATTCATGAAGATTAAGAAAAAATGACACGAAAAATCATTGTGAAAGGCGCGCGCCTATACCCTATTCATCCATTGAAAAAGGGGGAATTAATTGGGGCTTTTTATTTTAATGGGGGTTCGATAATCGCCAAAATAATAGATACTAGCTTGTACCTAAGCAGTGTTAAAGATTTGGGGGAGTTGAGAAATGGTGATTTTCTGGAGGGGGAGCTACAAATAATTCAAAAGTTTGATAAAAAGGTCAAAGTATACGTAAATATGTCCTATCAGGTCAGTCGCGTAGATCGAATGGCTTACCACGGGGCAAAACCAAAACCCAGTTTTTTAGATCAGTTGATCCTTGAGGCTAAAAAAATCTGGAAAAATGTTACGCCTCGAAAAATAGAGTCAATCCCAACTTGCGAAAAATTTCAATTTAGTAAAAACTAAATCGTTGCTGAATCAAACTATTTCAAAGCCAGAATAGCCAATAGGATCGTTATTATTGATCCAGCAGCAATTATCACCCAACGCGTAGTGATAATACTTTCCTCCATATGGGCAAACTTTGCGTCCATCTTTCCTAAAATCTTTTCCATATCGTCCTCTATTTTTAGGTCTATTAATTGAAGAATAGCAGAACGATTCTGTTCGTCCAACCCATTCGCTATACTGTTTGAATCGTTCAACTTCATTTAAGTACAAAAATAAGCAAAAAAAATCACAGCTGTTTTGCCTGTCCTTTCGCGTCCTAAGCTTATAACTGAATTTTGGGGTATCAAAAACAACCCCGATGCGAACCCCGTTTTATTCCATACAATTAAACAAGCCCGAGCAAACCGCCGAAATACACATTTATGGCGTAATAGGTGAAGGCAACCCCAATGATGACACGTTTGCAAAATCGTTTGTTCGTGATTTTCAAGAAATAGAAGGATCGGCAAATACGATCAATATTCGAATTAATTCGCCTGGCGGTTCGGTTTGGGATGGGCTACCCATGTTTAATGCCATACGTGCATCTAAAAAAGAGGTTCATACCTATGTAGACGGCATCGCCTACAGCATGGGGGCCATGATTGCACTCGCTGGTCATACAGTCCACATGGCGAGTGGTTCTCTCCTAATGCTACATAATGTTTCTGGACTAGCATTTGGCAATGCAAAGTCTTTACGAAAATCAGCAGAGACGATGGATAAATATGATGAGCTATTTGCCGAACTAATTGCTACTCGTGCGAACAAAACCATTGATTTTGTGAAAGCTAATTGGCTGAATTATGAAGACAATTACTTTAAACCAGAACAAGCCAAAGAAGCAGGATTAATAGATATAATCGAGTCCTATCAAGCTAAAAACATCCCCCCCAACATCAAGGCACTGAACCACTATCAAGTGGCAGCATTTTATCAAAAACAGCCCGATGAGCCTAGCGCAACATTCCTCGAAAAAGTAATCCAATCCGTAAAAAATACCGTAACAAACCAACCCATGAATAAATTCAAAAAACTAATGACCATCGGCATTAGGGCCGAGGACGATGAACCCATTGAAGTTGAAAAGGCTGAATCTGAGATAGAAGCTTTGAAACAGGAAAATGAGGCACTAAAAGCCGAAATAGAGGCCTTGAAAAAGGAAAATGAAGCCTTGAAAGCTAGATCAGATGACTTAAAAGCGCAACTAAATGAGGTGTCTACTCCGCCCAGTGCGCCCGTTGCCCCAGCTGATGTAATCTATAATTCATCATCTAGGCCAAGTTATGAAACGTCTTTCGATCGTGAAAGGCGAGCAATTCTTGGCCGATAACCCATTTTTTAACTTTTAAAACAAAAAATATGAAATTTTCTGAACAAGACGCGAGTGCTGTTAAAGCATATGTAGGCACTTATGAGAAGCAATTGTTCTCGACGTTACGCAACTCGTTGACCATATTAAATGATATTGATTTGCGTATAGGTGTTAAAAATCAATTGAATTTAACCAAATTAACGGTTAAAAATGGTATTCGTGCGTATAGGCAAGCTTTTGACGCATCAGCTGATGACTTACATTTTTCTGGCCGGACGTTGTCTGTCAAACTATTAAAGCGAGATATGTTTATTTCTCCTTTAGAATTTCGCGACACGCATATGAGCGAGTATATGAAACAAGGCGTGAATGGCGATGATATTCCTTTCGCTGAATACATATCAACTGAAATTAGCAAAAAGATTGGTCAAGAAGTGAACGACAATGCCTATTTCGCAAAAGAAGGCGACGGATCATCTGCCGAGAAATGTTTCGACGGGTTTGGCACTATCATTGAAAAAGCAATTACATCTGAGACAGCAGTAAAGGGAAGTGGATTAGAACCTGTAGCTACTGGTGCTATTACAACATCCAACGCTGTTGAAAAATTTGAAATCATGTTAGAGGCGATGCCATCTGCTTACATCGATTCAGGGTTTAACCTGTACTGCAGCACGGATTTATGGAGAAAATATCAGAAAGATTATCGCGAACGATATGGCAAATATACAGGGCCAGATGATCAAGGACTTTTTTATCTAGACAGTGCCTTAGATAAGGTTCAAATAAAACCATGCTCATGGATGAAAAAATCACAGCGAATTATTGCCACCCCAAAAGAAAATTTATTGGCTGGTGTAGATGGCATGGGCGATATGGACAAAATGAGTGTTTTCTTCAAGCACGAAGTTTTTGAATGGCGTTGGATTTTCGCTTTAGGGTTCTCAATCCGCGACTTTGAAGCAATCAAAGTAAACGATCAAGCATAGCACAATGGCAAAAGAGAAAAAAGCAAACGATTTAGTGGCAAAAGGTGCCACTAAATACATGGTCAATTTCGGGGTTTACATCCCCGAAATGCAAAAAACCTACACAAAAGAAGAGCTTGAAAACGATCCAGATGCATGTGCCTACCTGGTTGAAATTGGCTCGCAAGCGGTAACCGAATTAATCACCCATTCAAAAAATGAACAATGAGCATCTATGCACAGATTCAAAATCTCTCCCTGAAATTCACTGATGGAACCGAAAATCAAAGCGGTATTCAAGAGAAGGCTTGGTTTATTCCACAGAGCTCGTTAAAAACAACGGGCAGCCCAAAGATTGGTAATACAGCTGGGTCCATCCTTGAAATCACTGAACCCCATGTGCTGGAGGCGGGTAAAAAACCGATACTCATGCAACCGCTGTATAAAAAATCAGGTTTAAAATCAACGTTGGAAGGAGAAGAGCTTTCAAAAATGTTTAAATCGGGTGTCGAATTTTTCATACCGCAAATCACAGCTGATAATTTGGGTACGATCGCAGCGATTAAAAACTACAGGGGCATCCTTTTATTGAAGCGTCCAGGAGTGGATAATGAATTTATTCAGGTTGGGTCGGAAGGATTAGCAGCCCATGTAACAGGTGCTGAGGTCGATTTTGGCACAGGGCCAACGGGTGCCGTGGGTATTAAAGTTACATTTGAGGCCTATGGCAGTATGCCATGTTATATCTATAAAGGAGAGCTTCCCAGCGATAAAGCACCATCCAGCGCACCAAAAGGCAATTAGGTAGGTGTGTGCAAAGCACCTACCTTCGCAGACCTCGCCAAAAATAGGCGGGGTCTTTTTCAAAAATTTAATCAAAAAAACATGAAGAAAATATTAATTCTAACGATTCTGATCGCAGCGCAATCCCTCGCTTTTGCGCAAAAAGTAAGTGGTGTAGCCTCTAATGTACATGATGGTGATACCTTTTGGCTAAACAAACCTGACGGGACTGTCCTCAAAATTCGCCTCGCTAGCATTGACGCACCTGAGCTAGCACAAGCCTACGGCAAAGCTTCCAGAGACTTTTTAAAGAAATTGATCGATCAAAAAACAGTTGTGGTAGACGTCCAAGAAAAAGATAAGTATCAACGTTCGGTGGGCGTTGTTTTTCTGAATAACGAAAACATCAATCGTGCGCTTGTTGCCAATGGGTACGCATGGCACTATTTGAAATACTCCCGTGATGCTGAACTGTCTAAAATTGAGGCTGACGCAAAAATGAAGAAAAAAGGCTTGTGGCATGATGAAAAACCATTATCGCCGTGGCAGTATCGAGCAGATAAACGAGCAGCACAAAAGATTAAAATGGCAGCCTAGTATTTAGGCTGGAAACACAATGCTTTTTGAAAAGTCATGTAAAATTACATGGCTTTTTTTTGCATTCAAACACACTTAATTTGTGAAGGCATGTAAAATTACATGCCTTTTTAGTATTTAATAATTCGAGTATTCCACTTCCCCTTGCTGAATTTTATAAAACAAATGTCTAAAATTTTGCACATTTAATAAATAATTGTATATTTGAATATACCAATTAGAAGAGCGGTGCAGCTCTATAAACTCTGCGACAAAATCATGAAAGAAATACTGAAAAACGTTGAAATCATGGGAAAAGACGAAGTCATCCCATCAGAGTACAAGTGTATAATGTTAATTCGTATAAAGCTGCTCAATGACTTAGATGAAGTTTTGTGTGCTTTAGAAAAACCATTATGCATATTGAAAGAGTACGATGAAGATCGAGTTGCTTGTTACTATATAAATGAAAGGGCACGAGATTTATCCATCTCTGAGATAAAAAAACATTGTTTGCGACATCACAATAAAGCAGCCAGAATACTTTAATTTAAAAAATACCCTCAGGGGTATTTTTTGTCATATTTCATATAAAATGAAAGCAAAAATCAATGAAACTGTTTTAATTGCAAACAGAAAAATAATCGGAGAAAAAATCCTTGAAATGCGAAAAGCACGGGGGTTAACTCAACTTGAATGCGCAAAATTAGTAGGTGTAAACCGAACTAGAATTTCACAAATTGAAAATGGTAGCTGGAATTTAGGGATAGACACCATCACGCTTTTTGCTGTTTATTTAGGCTTTACGATTCAGTTTAAAAAAAATGAATCAGTTTGGTGAGATACAAGCGATTATTATTCACTTAAATCTAGCTTGATTTTAAAGCTCAAATGAGATGAGAAAAGAGAAAACATTTTAAGGTCAAAATTCCACTTCCCCAATTCGACCTTAGAAATAGTTGATGATTTTATTCCCATTGACACAGCCAGCTCCTCTTTTGTGATGCCTTTGCTTTCTCGAATTTCCCGAATTTGGTGCCCAATTGACACCCTTTGGTTTAATAAAAAAACCTCATCTATATTACCCTTCACAAATTAAAATCATTAAATAGTTTAACCTTAAACGGCATTGCTCTAAAATCGGGAGCAATGCTGTTTAAAAACATCAGATAACATATAGCTGCTTTTAGTCACTATATGTTTATTTGACTCATATATAATTTTCTTTCTGCTCTTTTTTTTCGGGCAGCACTACCCCGCTCATGCTTCTCATCTAGTTGAAATTTGCGCTTATATTCATCTGCCCAAATTTTACGAAAGGTCCCATTTCTATATAAATTTCTTCCTTTAATTCGAATAGTCGAGCCATCTCCTAGATCAATTGTGAATGTGTGTTGCTGTTTATCTTTTCCGTAACTGTCTTTAATTATTTTTCCTATAACTCGTTCAGTTCCTTCAAATTTGGGATTTCTGTATGAGCCAGAAAAAGTATCTCTCTCAAAACAAACCTCATCCCCAACAACGACGTCGCCTGTGCAATCAATTACAAATAATTCGTTTTCTGTGTGTGTTCCCATGATTTTTTTGCCGAGTTTATCGAGCTGCCCCGCTCTTCTAATTGGTATATTCAAATATACAACTATTTACTAAATGTGCAAAATATTGTACATTTTTTCTAAATAAATTAAAACATCAAGAAAATAGTTTTTCATAGTGATTTTTGCTTAGCCAATCGCCCATTTCTCTCATGAACCTAGCAAGGTCTTTATATTTAGCTGGATCAAAATCGTTGAGTGTTGTGATTTTCTGGGTATCGTTAAATTTATGATCTTCAAAAACACACACAATTTGGTTTTCTTGATCGGTGCAAATCCAGTGATTAGGTCTTTCTGATTCTTGTAAAATATATTTTTGTGCCATTTGTGTTTTTTAGTTCACAAAACTAAGATTCTTCTACCAGAAATCCGCTTGCAATTGAGCCTTTAGGCTGGAGAGTATGTCAGATATTTCTCACGGTTGCGTTGTCCTTTCCACATCACTTTCCCTTGCCGAATTTTGCTTGATGCAGGCAATACAAACATGGCTAAACTCATCACGCGAATACCTCGCGGGTGTTTCGCTATATGTGACCTATGGCACGAATAATTTTCTAAAAAAACGTTTTCAATCAAGCCCAGACGCCTACAGTAAACAAAAACTGGCTGAAGAGCTGCAAAAACTTGTAGGGGAAGTAGGCCTAACAATTCAGGTTGTGGAGGAAGGTCCAAAACCTCCACAACCCAACTCGAAAGAAGAACACGCCAAATACCTCGCCTTATTGCGCAAACGGGATGAGATCGTTCGCCAGATCGACCGTAATATGGCCTTGCTGGATTTTAGTAACAACAAAAACGTGCTTCACGAAACGGCTAAACAAATTCTTCGTCTCCATCAAACAAAAACCGAAATATGGGCTCAAATCGATTTTTATCAAGAACACGACTGTTTTGAGTTGCCTCCCCAAAAAAAAGAACAAAGCAGGGACAAGGAAATCCAATTGCTTTATCAAGCCATTAGCAAAGCAAACAAGCGCCTGAAAAATCCAGATTATAAAAACAGAACAAAAACAGAGGCTTTGAAGAACAAGCACTTAAAACGATTAAGTGAATTAAAAGAACAAGCATGAGCAACATTAAACCACGCGATATAAAATCTACCACCCCACTTGATCGAATTCTTAAATCATGGTTAGCGCACGATCTAGATCATCTATCTGAAGAAGATAAAGGCATTTTGCAGCGCATAACCGAAATTGATAAGCGCATGCAAGAAGGACAGCTTGTAAAAGGCAATAAGGGTGATTTTTCGCGTCCTATGCGTTTGAAGGAGCTCGTTGAATGGCACACCGAGCGGTTTAAAATTAGCAGCCGACAAGCCTACGCCGATATCGCGATGGCAAAGCAGTTTTTTTTATCGACCGAAACACGCGACGACAAAGAGTTTGCACGTGGGCAAATGATTCAGCAGGGTGAAGAGATGATGTTTCAAGCAGCAGCGCAATCGGACTTTAAGTCTGCTGCTGCTTTTTTTAAAGAACTAAGGTTGTTGCGTGGACTGGATAAAGTAGACGTCGAAACCCCTGATTTGAGCAAATGGGAACCTATCCAACTTCGTATTATCGCTGATCCAGCTGAATTAGGATATGAAAAAATGGAGCATCCAAATAAAGAGGTGGAGAGGTTGTTAAAATCGTTCAAAAAAGGGCCGATAGAGAAATTGTTGGATGATCCCCAGTCAGATATAGAGGAGGTTTATTATGAGTAGGGAGGTTAAAATTTGGCTTAACAAGCCACAACGTATGTCGTGGTTAATAGGTGCTAAAGAAGAATACGGCGTTTGGGGGCGTGCCACTGGGAAAACACAGGGACCCATTGCACACCGCAGTTCGCACGCAGCGAACTTGATGCCTCGCGGGGCGACAGGTATAGTCGGCACCACTTATTTACAGTTGTTAGAGCGAACCTTGCCACCGCTGATTAAAGGATGGACAGACCTCGGATACGAGGAAAATGTTCATTTTTGGCGTCGTCGCTTCCCTCCTAAGGTACTAAATATACCCAGTGCTATTTATCCAGTATTAACAGCTGAACACACTATTTTTTGGTGGAATGGTCACGTTTTCCATCTCATTTCACAAGACCGCCCTGGGCTAGCGAACGGGAAAAATCTAGATGCCATTATCTGTGGTGAAGCTCGGTTTTAAAACCACGCCCGCTACATGGACGACATCGTCCCAACCAATCGCGGAAATCGCGAAGTATTTGGCCATCTGGCCGAACATCACATGATTACGATGTTTACCGACATGCCAACTACGCCAAAAGGAAAGTGGATATTAGAGAAGGCGCGGCAAGTAGATCAAGAAAAGATTAAACAAATCATCAATATTCAACTGGACTACAACAATATAGAGGTCGAGTTAACCAATCCAACAATAACAGTTGGACGTCGCGCCTACCTCAAGCGACAACTAAGCAGTTACGCCTATGTGCTTAATGAATTACGCAAAGATTCTGTTTGGTACTCTGAGGCCTCATCGCTTGATAATATCCAAATACTAGGCGTCGATCAGATTAAACAGTGGCGTCGCGGGATGGATTGGCCCGAGTTTCAAGCTTCGGTACTAAACAAACAAGTCGTTCATTCCGACAATGGATTTTATGCCTTGCTTGATACCGACATACATACCTATGACGATTTTGATTATGGATATATCGAAGGCTTAGGCATACACTTGCCCAATGGCACCCTAAACGATTGCCGAAAAGATCGCGACTTGATCAAAAATAAACCACTCGAGATATCAATGGATTATAACGCCTCCATCAATAGCCTCGTGATTGGGCAAGAAACAGAACGGTTTTTCAGGGTACTGAAATCGATGTTTGCCACCAACAAAGAGAAAAAAATATTACCTGATTTGATTGATGATTTTTGTGCGTACTATCGATACCACAATTGCCATGAGGTAAACTACTACTATGACCACACAGCAATAGGAACCGATTCCACACGTCTGGAATCATTAGCAGACATTGTTTCTAACCAATTGATCAAAAAAGGATGGACAGTCCGCCGTTGCTACATTGGCCAACAACCGCGCCATGCCATTCGTTACCATATGTGGCAAGCTGTTTTGAAGGAAAGTGATCCAAAATATAAACCTATCCGTTTCAACAGAGAAAATAGCAAAAGCGTACTTACCTCGATGCAGCTTGCGGGTGTTCGCGTCGGCAAGAATGGCTTTGAAAAAGACAAACGATCAGAAGCAAACAGGCTAATACCTCAAGAAGACGCAACCCACCTATCTGATGCGATGGACACTCTCTACATCGGCAAATTCCGAAACAGTTACGGTTACCAACCTGAGGTAGGTGGATTTATAACGAGTTAAAAACCATTTCATATACGGGTGTTTTTTGTTTTTAACTTTCCCTCCCTCGTTAGTGCGTGTCGTGGGCTCCTGTGTCACGTTGGGTATGAAATTTTCTTAAAAAATAGCTAAACAACTCACTGTCAGTCTAATATTGACCCTTTTCACTGCGTAGAAGTGCGAAGAAAAAAGCGCCTTTTACTTTCCTTTTTTGGAATAGCCTAGGCGCGTTTTACCTGTCCTTTATTCGCCCTCTAACTATACCCAACTTTGAATTATGGAGCTGATACGTATTACCGATATGCTAAAAACTATGCAAATGCGCGGAGAAGATCGTGAGCCAATTCCGTTCTCGATCACCTTCGTCACATGCAACTTAAAAATGGATGAAGGCGGAGAAAAAATAACCATCAAAAAAGCTGTTCTAGTTGGTAGTGGCAAAAGTAAAAGCAAAATGAAAAACCCGAATCATTATTCAAACTATACGCGAAACATTCGATCGGTAAACAGTGACCGAATCCTCAAAATGCACCCAATATTAGTGACGCGTTTTAACAGACAAAAAATCACCCAATGAAAAAAGAGATTGAGTTTATAGACGAGCAAACCGCCATGATGCACGAACACGGTATTATCGTCATGATGGAAACGCCGAGCGTGGCACCGACATCACCGAAGCCTAAAGAGTCTGGGAGCTCGCCTATATCGCCGTGGGGAGCTGACAACGACTTTCCTCAAAAGATCATCGAATTAGCGAGTAAGTCGACAGAACTAGCGTCACTGCTGGACTGGAAAGATAGGGCACTGCAGGGGCGCGAGGTGATTGCCGTGAATCAGGTGTGGAATCCTAAAAGTAGCCAATACGAAGAGTCTGCAATTGATGATGAGGAAATCAACGAGTTCCTAAGCAGCCGGATGTTCAAACGCTATTGGCGCGAAGCTTCGACCGATTTTAACTGGTTCTGGAACATCTTCCCCGAACTGATCAAAAATGTGAAAGGTGACAAAATCGCGAGTATCGGCATTATCGATGCCTCGTATTGTCGTTGGGGTAAAATGAACGATCGAGGCACCATTGAAACCTGTTACGTGTCGGCCGATTGGCCAGCTGCAAAAGCAGATGATCAAAATACACTTAAAATCAAAGTAGTTGATCCATACAGCCCCACGGTGGTTGATGACATCAACAAAGCGAAAAACATCAAGTCGTTTGTGTACCCAGTGTCATACCCCTCACCGGGCAAGGCTTATTATCAGCTGGCACCATGGGACGGCTGGCGTGTCTCAGGATGGCCCGAACTGGCCCAGATGATCCCCAGATCAAAGGTCAAGTTAATGACACATCTGATGTCAGCTAAGTTCATATTGGAAATACCAAGCACATTTTGGGCTCATGAGTATCCGAATTGGGATCAAAAGAGCTTTGAGGAGAAGCAGGAAATTAAAAAAGCCAAGGTAAAAGACATGAATGACATCTTAACTGGTGTCGAAAATACAGGTAAAACGATCCTGTTCGATGCTATTTCGGATATCCACGGCAACCCACACCCTAGTTGGAAGGTAATACCAATTGAGGACAAGTTACGTGATGGTAATTTCTTAGAGGATAGCAGAGAAGCGTCTCAGCACTTGCGTTCAGCCTTGAACCTCGATTCAGCCCTCACTGGTGATGGCCCGGGCAAGTCGCTCGGTGGTGGAGGGGGCGATAAACGTATCGCGCTCAATATCTTCGTGGCGTTACTCCAACCCTATCGCGAGGTACTTCTGGAGCCCATTTACTTTATTGCAGAGTACAACGGGTGGTTAAATAAAGAAAGGTACCCCAGATTGAAATTCAAAACCGTAGAAATCCAATTAGAAACGTTGGACGTGGCACACCAAACCAGTAAAATCGTAGCAAACTAATGGCATTATTTGACAAAATAGAGGAACTGAAAGCACATAATAGTTCGATAGCTAAGGGCTTAAGTCTCGGCGTAGTGCAATCGTTTATTGATGAAGCAATCAGCAAACATATCGTTGAGACTATTGGAAAGGCCACGTTTAGCGAGCTTGTAGAGGCAAAATCGGCAGGTATTGACCCTGAAAGCAAAATGAGCTGGCTGCTCCATCTGACGCAAAAAGCATGTGCACACGTAGCAATTGCTAATTATGTCCCTTTTGGTTCTGTTTTATTGAGTGATTCGGGTGCGCATGTCCATTCTAGCAGTAACCAGTTGCCGGCATCTGACGCCAAATTATCCGCTTTGCGCAAACAGGCAATGGATGATGGATACCATGCGCTAGAAACACTGGTGGACTTTTTAGAGAAACATCTCGACGAATTTCAAACCTATGCCAATTCAGAAGCTCACCAAAACAACCGCTCATTATTCATCAATAGTTCAAAAGAATTCAATGAGAGTACATCGGTGAAGATCAGTGCGCAATTATTTGCAAGTATCCGAACCGAAATCGCTCGCCTGGAACGAGACAGTATCGAACCAATTTTAGGAACTGTTTTAAGTAGTTTTTTGCGAAACAAGATTGCTTCTAATGATTCTTTTTCAGTTGGGGAGAGCAAGTTAATGAAGCATGTAAAACAGGCCATTGCACCGCTGACGCTCGCTGGGGTTATCCCGTATGGGATGATCAACATCAGCTCTACTGGACTATGGGGCTGTTCCTCCGCCGAAAGTAGTCCAGAAATAGGACGATTGCAACAAGCTATGATGGTTTTAAACACACGTGGCGAGGGCGAACTAGAAGCCCTAAGAAGCTTTTTGAACAAGAACAGGGCTTCATTCCCGAGTTACAAAGGGAAAGAATCAACAGGGACAATAAAAATAAATAGCACAAGTAGTGCGGTTTACTTGATGTAGAAAAGGAGAATTCATTATGAACATTTACGCACACCTGTTAGGGATACTAGGCACGGCTGGTGGTTCTGTTTTTTTAACGCACTTATTCACGCGCAATAAAACAAACGCAGAGGTGAGTAATCTCGTTGGGAAAACCTACATCGATGCCTTGGAAAACTTACGCAAAGAAGTATTTCGATTAGAAAAACGAGTTCATGAGCTCGAAAATGAACTTAACTATTGGAAAGGGAACAACTGATGGAGATCAAAACAATGTCTCAAAATGGTTTAACCTTCCTCATCCGCGAGGAAGGTATGGTGTTAAAGCCTTACTTATGTTCAGCCAACACGGCCACCATTGGCGTTGGATGTACTTTTTACGAGGACGGAAGAAGGGTTAAGCTCAGTGATCCACCAATCAGCAAAGAACGCGCGATTGAACTTTTAAAACTCGTTTTAAAAGGCTTCGAACAAAAAGTAGCGAGGGTTACGCGCGATGATATTAACCAGAATCAATTTGACGCATTGGTGAGTTTAGCCTTTAATATCGGTACGGCTGCTTTTGATGGCTCGACCGTCCTAAAGCGTGTAAATGCCAACCCGAATGATCCGGCCATTCAGCAAGCTTTTGAGGCGTGGCGTTTATCTGCTGGCAAACCTATTTTGCTGGCAAGAAGGCAACGAGAATATCGCTTGTATGCGAAAAAATAAAAGGTAACAGCCTGTTTGTGCTGTCCTTTCACTCCCGCTATAATCCCCCGAATTTTGCCCCTATAGGTTTTAAAAAAACAAGCTCATGCAATTCTGGCGTAATTATAAAACTACGGCAATAGGCTTTAGTCTAGCTGTTTTACTTGCTGTACAACCTGTGATCAGCACGGGTGAAATTGATTGGAAACAGCTCATTGTAGCCATCATGGTTGGCGCACTTGGGTTTTTAGCAAAGGATTTTGACACACGATAAACAATGAAATATATCCTACTAATGTCACTAACGCTGCTATTCGGTTGCGCAAGCCAACAAACAAGGATAGAACGAGCAAGCAAGCTTTTGCGTGCCAACAATGGCCAATTAGCATCACTTTGCGCCGAACAGTTCCCAATTCGAGAACGCTTCATTTCGGGGAAAGAAATCGTCAAAGCAGATACGATTAGCGTGGCGGGTATTCATGTGCCTTGCCCAGCTTTACCCGATCAAGAACCCGTTTTCGTCAAATGCCCAGACGGCAAAAAAATCATCAAAACAGTTTACAAAACAGATACGCTGGAGCGTGAAAACACAGCTAAAATAGTCTATCTGTCAACTAGACTAGAAAAGGAGCAAGATCGGCGAAATATAGCCGAAGCAAGCCGCGATAAGTATCGAAAAAGAGCAGTGATACAATCACTAATGAGTGCTTGTTTATCCGCTATGATTATATTTTATCTGATTATTCGCTGGAAATTAAGATGAACCGCATTCAAATAAGCCGTCCTACTGGGCAAGTAGAAGCATACACCGCTCCAGCCTCATGGGACGAGTTAACTCCAAAACAGCTGAGCTACTGGAGTGCGATATGCTTGCTTTCAATCCCATTAAATGAAGCAAAAAAGCAGCTTGTGCAGCTGTTTTATCGCATCCCACAACGAACATTCAAACACTTAAAGACGGTTCAGGTGCTGCAAATTGCCGATACGTTGAACTTCCTTTTTGAAAACAATCAACTCACGAAATGGCTTATAAAATCTGTTAGATGGGGCTTTGTTCGTTATCATGGCCCTGGTAACTTCCTTGCAAACCTGACCATTGCTGAGTATCGATACACAGAATTATGTTATCAAAGCTATATCAGAACGCACGATAAAGAATGGCTTGTGCAGCTAATGGCCACCTTGTACCGACCAAAAAGGAAAGATAAAATCACAGATGATATTCGCGAAGACTTAACAGAACATGGCGTTTTCAAACGCAAGCGTCGTTTCTCAAAACTAAGTGCTCACTTGTTAGAAGCCTGTTTACTCAATTATGAAGGTTGTCGCAACCACATGATCAAGCAATACGCCGGTGCATTTAAGCCAGTAGGCCCGTCAGAACAATCAAGCAAAATTTTTGATCTGGAGGAAGTAATCGAGGCTTTCGCAGGCGACAAGTTTGGCAGCTTCAGCGAAACTGAAAAAACCAATCTGCACCGCTTTTTTAGATACATGGTAAGTTCTATCGAAAAATTAGAAGAAGAAAGTAAAGCATCATGAACGAAATCGAATACATCAACTATTTCGAGGGGTTGGCGCGAAAAAACAGTGTCTTAAAGCACGCGCCAGAGGGCAATCAAAAAAGCTTTTTTTGTATCAACAATCCATACGAAACCGCCGAATTTGACGATGCTATTCGTGATTCAGCGGGGTCGACGGTACTGCTTTTAGATGCCCCTACAGGCTACTTATCAGACAATGGTAGTGGCAATTGTACTCAAACCACCAAAATAGAGTTTTTGGTGGTTGAAAGATCAAGCAAAGAGGATGTCCGAACAACGCGCGCCCATTGTTTCCAAACGGGGCTTGATATCTTGGCGCGTATCGGCTCCGACGCGAGTAAAAAGACCATCATACCCGGGCGTTCAATTTATTTCATAAACGAGAGTATCACCTACGACGTGGTTGGCCCAATCAACGTAGACTATTATGGGTATGCCTTTACATTCAGTTTTGTGTGTCCTTTCAGTTTTTCGAGCAAAACGGGAGCTTGGACAGATGTTATTTAACGATTAAATACGATGGCTATTCAAGTTGTTTCAGAACCCGACATACTTGCCTTTTCAGGCAACCCGATCGTATTTAAACTCACCAGTAATGTAGGGGCAGACCCCACCAATGGGCTTGGTAGTTATTTCGACGGGGACCTCGACGATTTTAAGTTATGCCGAAAGGCGGGCACTAAGCTAATTTTTGAGTTCAACAACCAGCGCGTGGAGTTCACGGTTAATCCTCATTTGAAAAATGAAGGTGAATTAGGTAGTATTTTGCCTTCGCGCCAATCAAATTATCAGGGCGATTTTCTTGGTGGTAAAAGTAGTTTTATACCGTTTACCCCTGATCTAAACACGCCCGCTAGTCGCTGGGATGGGGTATCAGGCAAATATTGGCCCCTGATCCCGTTAGCGTTGTTAGTACCGTATTTAAAGGCCAATTATACGCTAAATGCCCACTACGAAATAGAACAGGTAGGCGATAAAATTCGGTTCATTGCGCGTGAACGTGGTTCAAACCATAGCCTCCAATTTTCTGGCTCAAATGGCAACAAAAGTGAGTTTCTCGTGGTTGACCAGGCGGGTATCAACCCGCGAGCCCTAGCATTTAAAAAGGTATTAGTTGATATTTTTTTTAAGCTTTCTGGAAGCCCGTATTTTGAAAAAATATATTCAGAAGAAATATGGCAAGACCCACTTTTTGGGACTATCGAGTTGGATATAGCACCTGTTTTAAGTGTTTATTTACGGCACGATTTGCCTAGTTCAAGTGCCCATACAGACTCTAAAGGGACATACTTTTGCCGTTTCACCGAGCTAATTGGCCCCAAAAAAACAGTAGGGGCATGGATTGAAACGCCTAAAAAACACGTGCTCAAAGGAGGCCTTTCACGATTGGCATTCAAAACAAAAAAGCTTCTTGATATCCTGCAGCCTGTACCAGCTGATTTGAGTAAAAACAGGTTTTTAAAGCAAGGTAGCCGTATTATAAACATCCGTGAGGGGCAGCCCGAATGTCTTACGTACTTCAATACGCTTCCGTCTGAAACGATGTTTATTCTCAAGGTACACGTACACTATGGCAATGGAGGGGAGGGCACTGGGACACTAGAACTAACCCAGCCCATTAAACAATACGAAAAGATTCTTATTCCATGTGGGTTGGAAACCTTGCGTCGCGTGACCAACAATGACCCTCAGCCTATTAAAAGCTATAGCGTTTGTTTGTGCACAAGCAACGGGACGGTCGTATCTGAAAAAGTCACGTACCTCCTCGATACCACATTTCGCGAAAATGTGCGCTACTTCGTGTACTCGTCTAGCTTTGGCAGCTTAGACACACTGGTAACGTATGGGCGTGGTGAGGAGTTTTACGACCTAAATACCCAAACCGCGAGCAAGCAGTTTCGGAACTCGGCACCTATCGAGGTGAGTAATCGCGAGAACTATCATTTAAAAATCCAACGAAACTTTAAAGTAACTACGGGCTGGCTTACTAAAAATCAATTCGATCAGTTGACTGACTTTTTCCTAGCAGAAAAGAAATGGATAGTCGCCGAAGGTGCCTATCTACCTATTACCGTTACGAGTAAAAAACTAGGCGAGTATCAAGATCAAAACCCCTTGATTGCTCAAGTTTTTGAGTACCAGTACGATTTTGATGAAAGTAAATACACGGCATTCAGCACACTGATATGATTGAGCTAAGAACGCTAAATGGGGGAAATATTGACGTCAATAGCACCGCAATAACGATTGAGCTAAACAACAGCTTGTTCAATGATGGAGCGGTTTTTAAAGGCAGTTTTAGTTATCCCATTTCACTCGCCTTAAGCCCAAATAACATTAGGCTTTTTAAGTTTGCGAATCATTTGGAGGTAGCTTCAAAAATAGTGAATATCCCAGTTTACGTACGCGTAGGTTGTTCTGTCTATAAAAAAGCATTACTACAACTTTCGGTAGGGGAATCAACTTTCGAAGGCACGCTAAAAATGGATATTGGGAGTATTAGCGATAGTATCAGAATAACGAAGTTAACCGAAGTCCCTTTCAAGTCACATTTTTTACGAGGTGGCGATGTGCTAAAAAAAAACATGCTAGATGCTGCCAAGAATAAAAATTGGCAGGTAATCCCATATACCTTCCTTCCGGTATTCAACCCTAATTTTTGTGGTGAATCAACAGATAAAAAAACGCCTGATAACAACTCGTCCATTAATGTTTATGGGGTCAATGGATTTGACTTACCAGTGTGGGGCGTTGGCGGATTAAATGGAACTCAAATAGTTCCCTATTTTTATTTGTCATATGTATTGGCAGAGCTAACCAAGTGGCTTGGATTTAGTTTAAAAGGCGATTTTCAGACTCATCCAGACGTAGAAAGAATAGTGATCTATAACCTGAATAGCACATTCATGGGCGAAATGATCATTGCTGCCAATGACCATTTACCACCTATAAGTATTGGCGATTTTATCAAAAGCTTGTGTGCTTTTTTTTGTTGTCGCATCAAGGTAGATGCTAGCAAAAAAGAAATAGATATATCATGGAAAAAATCAATATTCATTAAACCCACCTATCATAATTGGCACGACAAGTTAATCGCAATAACCCATCATCAATTATTTGATTCAGAAGGATACACCCTCTCATGTCCAATTGATGGGGCTGACGATCAGCAACCCGTTGACAAAATCAGGATTGGGTCTGGAAAAAAGAAGATCGAAACGAATGCTGGCACACTACAGTTTGTAGAAAAAAAGTTGGAGAATGGTAATTGGAAAATACCCGTTGACAATCGAGCAGGAAATATATCAGACCCTATGTTTTCAAGGCTAAGTAATTACCGCATCATTGAAAAACGGGCAAGTTTCCCGCTGCGATTTTTGTTCACGGAAGGGATAGTAAATGGGTATCCAAAGTGCACGAGTGACGGGGCTTTTTTTAGTTTAAAAATGAGTGGTGATAGCGGATTGTTTGAGTACGCACACAAACAATGGTTTCAGAAAACATTCGAAAGTAAAATATTAAAAGCCCGTTTTTTATTGACCGAAAATGATCTTAATCGGTTAAATGATGAGGATATCATTCACCTTAAAAGTCAAAGTGGCGTAACCGTAGCATGCTTGATCAAAAAACTAACATGTACAAGCTATCAAGATCAAAACCGCTTTATTGCTGAGGCTGAAATGGTGGTTTTAGATAGTGCAATACTGAACCATGACCCAAAAAATGAAATAAAAGAAAAGAGTGCATCGGCAGAAGTAAATCCAGATACAGGTGTTTTTATACGATTAGATATCAATAATGCTGTTATTGATAACCGAGCCCGCGAGCTTAAAAATATTACACATGTTTTCTTGAAGGTATACGCTGATCGGAGTTGTACCATTCCACTAACACCAACCAATTTAATCGTATACATCACTCAAACCCAAATTTCGGACGAATTACGTGCTCCGCTGGCAACTCCATCTGCTCCAGTACAACAGCGATTTGTTGTAAATCAAGCATCGGTGAGCATTCACGCAGATTCGATTATGTATGGTGCTCCCAGTTATGGCAGACCCCCAAGTAAGCCCAGAAACCTAAGTCCAAAATACGAGTTCAAGATCAATAAAAGTTTAGAATACACCATTGTCCCATGACCACACCACAACCAATAGATTACGAAAAATGGCTATCCATGACGATCGATAGCCTCCATCAAGCGTTAGATCAATACAACATCGGCAAGCTTGACGGTAGATTATGGAAAAGCATCATGGGCGAGGTCATTCACTCAGGGCAAGACGTCGAAAAGATCGTGATCAAGTTTGCGCAGTATGGCCGTTTCGTGGACATGGGCGCAGGTCGTGGAGTGAAAAGAGGGAACAGAAAACGTAAACCATGGTTCTCAAAAACCAAAACGCGAGAAGTGGCCAGATTACGCGAATTATTGGTTAACGGCATGGCAATAAAGGCAATTTCTGAAATAGAATCAGGCATGAAAAGCGATTTACAAATCAATTTAATTAATACAAAATAAGATGGCAAGTAGTAGCGCGCAAAACGTCCAGTTAAATCTGAAAATAAACGGGGCTGATGCTTTTAATACCCTTAAAGACCTAAACGCTCACATTGCAGCAACAAAGGGGAAAATCAATAAAATGAACTTGGATGACCCTAGTTATAATCACGTGGCCAAAAATCTACGTGAATGTACGGCTAGAAGCAAAGAGCTGCAAAAAGAAATTTACGGTGCACAAAAAGCATCCAAAGGCTTTTTTGATGATTTTAAAAGTGGGCTGGGGGGTATTG